CCACTCGCCGAAGCTGTCGACCCACTTGCCGGGGATCGCGCCCGCCATGTCGTGGAAGAAAGCCGAGCCGGGCAGGGCCCTCATAGCCAGGTTCATCGGCGCACGCATCAGGTGCTCGACCGCCCCGAGCGGGTCGGAGATGATCGAAGAGACCGCGTCGGCCGCGGAGGAGATCCAGCTGGTGGCCGTGTCCCAGCCGCTGCTCACGGTTCCTTTGATCTTGTCCCACACGCCGCCCTTAGCGAACGCCGCGAACTTCGTGCCGCGGTCCCCGCCGGGGATCGACCGACCCGAGCCGTGGGTGGCGGCGTCGTTCATCCGGTCCACGGCCGCTTTACCACCGACGGCGCGAACCCACTCGGGTCGCATGATTCCCTCGCCGCCAGACAGGGCCAGCGCCCCGCCGCCGTCCGGGCTGTAGAAGTGATAGACGTCACGCCCGGGCGTGTATCCGGGCAGGACACCACCGGACGCGTACCCGGGGATCCCGGAGACGGACGGGAGTCGCAGCCCCAGCCCGAGCTTGTCCGCGATAGAGTCGGCCGTCTTCTTGATCCCGTCCCGGTAGACCGTGTTGATTATGAAATTGATAGGTTTGGCGGCGACCGACTTCACGCCGTCCCACACGGTCTGGATCCCGGACTTCATGGTCTCGAACGCGCTCTTTATGTTCGAGGTCACGGTGTCGAAAATCGGCTTGACCGTGTTCTGGAACCAGTTGACGACCGAGTTGATCGTCGACTTGATTCCGTTCCACACGGTCTTCAGTCCGCCCCACAACAGGTCGGTGCTGGCCTTGATTCCGTTCCAGACCGTGGAGATCGTGGGAGACACGTAGGTCTGGAACCAGGAGACGACCGTGAGCACGACCGACTTGATCCCGTTCCAGATCGTCGTGATCCCAGTCCACAGGAGCTGAGCCCCGGCCTTGATCCCGTCCCAGACCAGCGACAGGACAGGAAGCACGTACGCCTGGAACCAGGCCACGACCAGAGACACGGCCGTGCGGATCCCCGACCAGACCCACTGCATGGCAGTCCACAGCAGCTGCGCGCCGACCTGGATCCCCGACCACACGAGAGACAGGACAGGCTGCACGTAGGTCTGGAACCAGCCGACCACGACGAACGCGGCCGCCTTGATCCCGTCCCAGACCCAGACGATCCCGGCCCACAGAGCGCGGGCTCCGACCTTGATCCCCTCCCACACGGTCGACAGGACCGGAGCCACGTACGTCATGATCCAGTCGACCACGGTGGAGATCGCGAACTTCCACGCCTGGAAGTAGAGCGAGACCGCCGTGGCCAGGATCCACACGCCGACCTTGATCCCGGTCCAGACTCCGGACAGGACCGGACCGACCCAGGAGGAGATCCAGCCGACCACGCCGCTGATCGCGGTCTTGATCCCGTTCCACACGGTGGAGACTGCGGTGCTCAGAGTCGACCAGACCGTGCTCAGGACGGAGACCGCGCCGGAGATCACCGGCACGACATAGGACGTGAAAAATCCGCTGACCGCGCCCCAGACCGTGTTCCACGTGGAACCGAGCGCGTTGATCGTAGCGTCCCAGTAGGGCGCGATCCAGTCCAGGAACTTCCGGAACTCGGCGGTGATCGACGCCCACGCCTTCTTACCCGTCTCGGTCTGCGTGAAGAACCAGGCCAGACCGGCGGCGACCGCGGCGATCGCGGTCACGACCAGGAAAATCGGGTTCGCGTTCATCACGACGTTGAACGCCGCCTGCGCGCCCTTAGCCAGATCGACGGCCCGCTTCATGGAGTTCAGCCCGGCCACGAACTGCAGCAGACTGCCGGCGGACTGGATCGCCGCCATCGTCTTGGTCGCCGTGTTCAGGGCGTAGAACGAGGCCACGACCGTGCCGATCGTGACCCCCAGAGTCGACAGCACGCCCTTGTTATCAATCACCCAGCCGGAGAACTTCAAGGCCGCGTCCACGGCCTTACTGACCGCGTCGCGCAGTCCCTCGAAGAAACCCATGAGCGCCGAGTCCGGCTTGATCCCCAGGATCGGCTTGCTCGCGTCCCCGGTGAAGACCAGAGACGCCAGCCCCTGGACCGACGGGATTAGCGTGTTGTTGATCCACTCCCCGGCGGCCATCGCGCCGTCCCGGATCCGGAACAGGAAATCGACCAGGCCGCTGTCCTCCTCGAGTCCGAACAACTTGTCCGGTCCCTGGTAGTCCCCGGAGAACAGGATCGACGCGACGCCCTGCAGGCCGGGCATGAGCGTGCCGGTGATCCAGCCACCCGCAGCCCGGGCGGACTCGCCGATCTTGAACAGGAAGTCGACGACCCCGCTGTCCTCCTCGAGTCCGAACAGTTTGCTGGACCCGTCGAACTGGCCGTGCGCCAGGACGTCCCAGACCGCGCCGATCCCCGGGATCAGTTTGTCGTTGATCCAGCCGAAGGCCGTCTCCGAGCCGGTCGCGATCTGGCTCATGAACCCGGTGAGCGCGGGCTTGATCCGGTCCAGGACGCTCATGCCGCCCGAGACCAGAGCCGCCTCGAGGTTTCCCCACGCGCCCTCGATCGTCTGGGTCGACGTGGCCGCCTCCTTGGCGACGTCCGTCATGCCCAGCTGCATGATCGCCTGGTTGAACTCCTCGGCGGTGATCTCGCCCTTCTGCATGGCGTCACGGAAGTTCCCCGTGTAGGCGCCGTTCTTGAGCATCTGCTCCTGCAGCGGGCCGGACGCACCGGCGATCGCGTCGGACAACTGGTTCCAGTTCTCCGTCGTCAGTTTGCCCTGACCGGCGGTCTGAGTCAGAACCATGCCGACCGACTTGAAAGTCTCGGCGTTTCCACCAGCCACCGCGTTCAGGTTGCCCGCGGCCTCAGCCAGCTTGTCGTAGTTCGCGACGTTGTTGGACGCGAGCTGAGCCGTTATGTTCTGTATGTCGCCGAGCCCGTAGACGGTCTTGTCCGCGTAGTCCTTCACGGACGCGCTCAGTTGCTTGACTTCCTCGGACGACTTGCCCGCGAACTTGAGCGTGTTCGCGAACTTGTTCGTCGCGTCGCTGGCGTCGATTGCCTGCTTCGCTATGTCGCCGAACAGCAGACCCGTGCCGATCGTAGCCGCCGTGGTCAGCGTGGTGGCCGCGATTTTCCCGACCTGCTTGAACGCCCCGCCCAGGCCACCGACGATCCGGTTCTCGGCGGGCCGCGTGTCCACGCCGCCCATGGCCTCGCGGATCTGCGACTGCAGTTTGTTCGTGGAGATCGCAACCTGGATCCACGCAGTTCCGAGATCGTAACCAGCCATGGGCGGCTCCTTCGTCAGTTATACGGACAGACCGAGTTCCGGGTGGCGGGCCAGCCAGTTGCGGGCCTTCGCCTTCTCCCTCTCGGCCTTCTCCCGGATCCGGTCCTGCCAACCGGGCTCCGGCGGCTCGGGCGGACTCGGGAAGTCTCTTCGTTTTGCCCCCGGGATCGTGGACACGATACGGGACTCGACCCGCCACAACCCGTACAGGATCGCGGCGGTCTCGTCGGACCAGGCGGCAGAGCCACCAGCCGCGCGCCCCAAGCAACTGCCGGCAGGCAGTCCCCGTAGCAGCACGGCGATCCGACGGAAACTGAGGCGGCCCCGCCACAGGTCTGACAGGTCGATCCCGTAGACCCGCTGCAGGTCCGCCTCAGCCTCATCCCAGTAACGATTCAGGACTCCCGGGAGCCCGATGATTCCGGGGACTGGGCGGCCTCCGCGCACTTCTCCATGATCTCGCGCATGGCGGCCAGCGGGGCGTGCCCGTCGTTCGCGCGCTTGAGGGCGGCCATGACGTGCGCCCAGCGGTTACCGCACAGGCGGCGGACGATCCGCAGCGAGGCCTTGATCCGCTCCTCCTCGGTCTCCGTGTCGTCGTCGGAGATCATGGCGTCGGCCAGCAGGTCCAACTCCTGGTAGAGCGTCGGATCCAGGTCGATCACCTCACCCCACAGGTCGACTTTCACGGGACGGATCTCGCCGCGGTCCTCGGCGCTCTGCGCCTCCCGGCGGGCCTTCTCCGCCGGGCTGATTTTCTTGGTTGCCGTCATGGCTCCTCCTTGCCAGTTGTGCCAGTTGCGCCAGTTTGTGGGGTCTCGCCCGGGACCGGGGG